CACGCCCAAATTTCTTTACGTGTTAATTCTACGGATAAGACATCATCACCTAATTTTCTTTTAACAAATGTAACCATGCCATCGGCCTCTTCTTGAAACTGAGTGTCAGAATCAAAAAAACCGAATGGCGTCGGACTTACTGTGTTAGCAAATAAAGGCATGTAATTAAATATGAATTACATGTCGTTCCTTTAAAAATTATTACTTTTCAAGTATTCAACTACAAATAGTCAAACGACCTCTCTTGGCGAATGGTCTTCCTCGATTTCTTTGGCGTCGAGTTGGGTTAACGCGCTTCTAGAACGTCGCGTATCCAGTAAAGCTTTGTTTCACTTCATTAAATATCGATCACATACCAGATATAATCGCTTGAACTGCTGTTTTTACTCGTTCTTGTAAGTCAATCGGTAACGCAGATAGTAAGACGTAAATCTCAGGTTTTAAATAAGAAGTTGGTGAACCACCTTCAATATAATCACCTTTTGTTGCAACACCGACTCTTATTGTCAATGGTACAGGAGTTCTTTTTTCATGAACTAAAGGTTGGTATAAATCTATTTTTTGCATATCAGCCTTTTAAAATTTTATCTGATTTTTTAAGAGTTTCATTCATTAATTGAAGTTGCTCTTTTAAATTTTCTAACTGTCGCATAAGTGATCTAACATCTCTTCCTCTTGAAGATTCAAGTTGAATCTGAAGTTCTAGATCATTGATCTGTAATAAAATTTCTTCTGTTGCAGCTGACATTGTCAATCCTTTGCTGGTGGAAAATGCAAACCATCATCTGGTATTTGCACGTTGATTGCCTTTAATTCAGTTTTTAAATTTTCAACTTTATTTTTTTCTTGTTTCATCCAATTGTCAAATTTGGATTGATTTTTTGAATCGTCAATGGACGACAATGCTTCCAATAAAATTAAATCCATTTTTGATTTAACTTCTTGTGCGGTTAGGGAAGATGTTGCTGTAATGCAGTTATAAACTGCTAAAAATTGTTCGGCATTTAAATTAAGAATCATATCACACTACCTTATAAGATGTACCAGGTTGAAGCAATGCTGTCCATGACTTTGGAAATTTTTGTACGTCAAAAGTAATCCATCCTGCAACACAGTTAATATCAATAAAGTCAGAGTGCCTTTCGATATGCGAAACATCGCATAGAATTTCATCACCTTCATCTAGGTTGATATCAACACTTGACTTAGACATTCCTTTTTCAAAGGCCAAGGAACATTTTTTATCTTTATAAGATGTCTTAATAGAATCTAATTCTAGAAGATCTTGGAAAGATATTTCTTCCATTTCGCTGTCATCAAATTCTTCTTGAAGAGATTCTTCATGCCATGCACAATTTTTTGTTGAAGCATCGTTGTTTTCTTGACAAAAATTTTGTGACAATAATTGTGAACAAAGCTTGTTGTGTAATTCATGAATTTGCTCACCAAATTCAAGATAGCTGCTATCCAAACACCTAATGTGATAAAGCACCTGTGTCAGTAACAAAACTTCTGAATTGCTTAACTTCATTTTAGAATCTCCTAGCTAAAAAGGCCGGTCCTCTTTTGAAGGAGCCGGCCCACATGATTAGGATTAATTATTAATCAGTATGTCTTGCCAGTTTGCTCATAATGCTTCCGGAGCAGACGATACAGCGTACGAGCCTCGCTACCAGAGAACTCAACGACTCCGCCACGGTTCGGGAAGTCAATGAACAACTTCGTCGAATCAGTCTTTGGGTTCGTGCTAACTGCTGCAGAAATTGTAGTACCATCGCGGCGGGCGGTCTCTGTTCGTGTCTTGCCGGTACGATCCTCACGGGTGCGAATAACTGCGTTACGATTTTGTGGAACAAACTTGTGGTTTCTACGTGTCTTCATAATGTTAATCTCCATAATCAAGAGCATTCTGAGCTCTTGTTGTTATGTCATAAATTTATAGTGCCTATAGAAAGATGTATAAATCATGTTTTTTCACCGACTTTTTTCAAGACATTGGCTGCAGCCATTGTTTTCGCAGAATCTTGTGTAATCATTCCTGCACCAAGTGCTGCAAGTGCACTTTGAAGTTTAACTGATAAAGATTTGTAGTCTTTGCCACTTTTTAATGCAGCGACTGCTGTTTTCAAGTCGCTTGCAACATCGGGCACGCCAATTGTTTCAGCAGCTTTTACTGCTGCGCCCGCCATGTCACCGACAACCTGCATTTTTCCGCTAATAACCTCTTTAGCTAAGATGTCGATATCCTTATCATCACCGCCCTGAGCCTTAAATACATCTTTTAATTTCTTTAAGTTTTCAGAATCTTTAAAGACGTCTTTGTCACCGCCCGCTTCTATCCATTGCTGCATTGTATTTGACAATACATCTGAATCCTTAATTTTTTCTTTTTCAACTGTTGCTATTAATTCGTCAAAAGTAGCAGCTTCTGACAAAAGCTTTCTTGCAATTTCTTCTTTGATTATTTGTCTTAGGCGAGTTTCTGTGATTTTCATACTGCAAATATATAAAGGAGACAAACGAAATTATCCCCTTCATGTAGTGTTTATTTTACTTCATGCACCACTAAGTGAGCAAGAACCTGATGATGCCATCAAAAGAAATGATGCTCCATCGCTTATTAAAGCAACAGATGAACCAACAACAGCAGGTAAAGTTAATTTGCTGCCTAGGTTATCAGGAGTTGCGCCTGGCGTTCCTGCAAATACCTTCGTGCCAGCTGCTTCTTGTGAACCAGTTAAAATGTGAGCTGAGGGCGAAGTGCTACGAAATACAAACACACCGCCTGCGACAGCACTGGCCATAGGCATTACCATTGTTAATACGCCTGCTGATGCAGACAAATTATAAACGCCTGGTGAAACTAATGTATCACCTGCTGTTGTCGCGACGACAGTGGCTTTTGGCAACGATGCCATCGTAACAGATGAATTAATTTCAACGCCTGATCCCAGACTCTTGAACTAAACCTTTCGAATCGCTAATAATAACTTTTGGCATTATGATCTTTCTTTTCTTGCTCGCAAGATTCCAAATCGCTGGCGAGGTCAGCTAATCATTTGATCCGGGCCTACCAGTAAATATTAAATTGTAAATTAAATTTTTTGTTTTTTCATTCGATTTTATCATGAGTCTCGAGAAAAGATACGGCCTTGCGCCGTGACTATTTGACGTTACCATGGTCAGACGAGAAATTGCAAGGAATTAGTCGGCTCTGCCTATGATTCTTCCTCTTGCGTCTCTTGGATAAATTTTGGCAGCCATCGCAGCATTCTGCCTCATTTGCTCAGTCTCTTTGCCAAATTCCTTATTGACTTTCAAAACTTTGACCAAGTCTTCTAACGTATTAACTTCCACACCAAAAAAAGGCAGTCGTCGTTTATCCCGAACCCGATACACGAGTTGTTCTGCAAGTTGGACAGCTAGAACGTCTGCTTCCGAGGCGTCTTTCTTTTTTTCACGTGTATACGCGACAAATCTTCCTGAAAGAGTTGGATCCCAATTCTCAAGCAAGTCTTCAAATATTTCTTTAAAATTGGGATATTGCTTGGAGCTATTATATATGCTTTCCAATTCTCGATAAAGAGCGTATGGGCTCGTTAGACCATCACTAATTACTTTATCACGAACATCAGGATCTTCTGGTAGCACGAATTCAAAATTTTCTGATAATGTTCTAGAAATCTCTTCTCTAATGAGCGAGCGTAGTTGTGATAATTTAATCTTCATTTTTCCTCTAACAGAGTTTAAATATATTGCAGGCTTGAGAATTGCGAAAGTTTTGCATCCACAGACCCATTGCCCAGGTTTTTTTATCATGAGTCTCGAGAAAAGATACGGCCTTGCGTCGTGACTATTTGATTCTGGAAACTAATTTGATCATTTCTTTGATTTCTTTAAGAGAATTTTCAAGCCTTGTTTCAAGTGGCAATACTTCAATCGGCACAATTCCGTTGCCATCAATTCCTGATGATCTCCACACACGGACGGATTTCAGCATATTTTCAAGTTCTCCTTTGACTCGAAACAAGTGAGCTCCTACATCCGTTGGTTTTAAAGTCGGTCCCATTGCATCACATTATAATTAGTGGCAAGCGGTTGACTTAAAAAGTTTAAATTAAATAAAATGGTTAAACCACAAAATAAAAAAAGAAACAGTTTTCTGCCTACCTTTCTATTCAACTAAAGTTGGTATTACTTAATAAGTCCTGCCAACTTTTGCCAACGTTCTACAAGAACTGTGCCATTGTTACGAACAGCTTCGGCTTTCGTTACTGCATGAGGCGCTGCAATATCAACGTCACAGGTCGCGAGAGGCTTTTGCCAATTAATGTCGTCAGTTTGAGGCATGAAGTCACGCTTTGGTGTGTTCAGAATATTCCAAAAAATATACCCGATGAAGGTTTAACGCCATTTGTTGTAGCCATCAAGAATCCAAAATATGTAAAACAGGATGTTGTTTCTTCATACAGGGCTTACTATCTTGGCGACAAGGTTAGGTTTGCTGCCTGGAGGTATTGCGATCCTCCTCAATGGTGGGTCGACGGGATTTCCGTAGGACATACGGATTTTCTTTAATCAACCAAAATTCTTTTTCTAGCGGTGGTTCTTCTCCTTGCTTGAACCACATAAGTCTTCTTCCACCTGTCGAAGAATAAACACCTATGATTGTAATTTCTCCTGCATGAATTAAGTCGTGACAGGAATGGCATACAATTGCAAGATTGTTGTTATTGTTAGTACAACGTGGATCACAGCGAGGAATGATATGATGAATATTAAGTGCTGCTTCATGCGCATACTCACATATTTCACATTTGTCTTTTAAAAGTTTTGACTGGCCATGCTTACGTCGATGCTTCATAAGAATAGTTTTTTAAATTGTTGATCACCGATCGTGTTCACTTTTCCATCTAATTCATATGCAAGATTAATGTCATTATCAATTGCCCAATGCACCAACCAATTAAGAACTTGGGAACTGATTATATTTCCTGCTTCAATTACATCATAGTATTCTAATTTTTTCATTCCAACGGACATAGGAACCTGCATTAATCTTTTTGTTATTATCACATTGGATAAATTAGGTTTCATCCAACCTGGAAGGTCTTCCGATAACCATGCGCAAACATAGCTTTTACAAGGATTTTCAGGTCTTTCGTTGTATATTTTACAAGACTTTTCTAAAAAGTGACAACCATTGCCGCGGTACATTTTATATCCATGCACTGTGCCTGACAACCATCCTTCACAACACTTTGTGCAGTCACCACAGACTCTAGATAAAATCGGTAATTTTACCACCATGGTTTTCTTATATCAATAAAACTAATTGTGTAAATCACGTTCTAGAAACTAAGAAGATTCCCGTTAAAGAACCTTCTCAAAGAACTGTTCAGATGGAGTTAATCTAAAATTATGGTTACACGCGACTTGTAAAAATCAAGCTTTTTCCGGGGCGAGCATCACCACGAACCACCAATTGCGCTTCTCACAAAAAGCCTTCGCGGCGTCCCATTTGGCCTGGTCCACGGCGTCGTGGCGACCCTTCACCTCGTACAGGGTGCGGTCCTCAAATCCGTAGAAATCAGGGATGTAAGTCCGGGTAGTTCCGTCGGGGTGGGTGTAGGGAATCTGGATGCCGTGGTTCTTGGTGACGTGGTACTGTCGAGACACGCAGGCCTGGTAGAACGCAGACTCCCAAGACGAGTGCATGCGCTCCTCCTCGCCGGTCCACGGGCTGATCAGGGTCTCACGCTTGAAGGGAGCGTGCGGTCCGAGCTTGTTCTCAGCCAAGAGCTGCACGGCACGAGCGGAGGCTTCTTGCCGGAGGACGGGTGCGAGGGGTGACTCAGCCCAGAAGCGATGGACGGATTCTGATCTAATTCTCTTTAGATCGGGATTTTTGACATAACTCAACTTTTGTGCGTCACTATGCAACTTTCTATATTCATCAGTCTTCATCATCTCACGAATCTTTTCACCATGAATCACCCAGCGCTTCTTTGCTCCCTTAGAATAATTCTCTAATTGGGATGCTGTTCTTTTAAGACCATAATTCGGAGATTTTTCTCCTGTTCTACCCGACATGGCGTTGTTGGTTCCGCTCGAGGCGCATGACTTAGAACAGAATCGGGGAAAACCACCCTTCTTATATGAGAGCTTCTCACCGCAGCAACACTTCGGCCACTCACCTCCATGCTCGTGTTTGACGATGTAATCAGGGTAAGATATTCCGTGTGTTCTTAGATGATATCCAAGTGCGTTCTGAGCTGCACACTCGGTTCCACATTCTTTGCAAGTGATCATGTTTATAACTATGCATGGTCAACTGAGAATTGTAAAAATTCAGTGTGTAAATACAAGAAAGGCCACCTTTCGGCGGCCTTTCCTATCAGACATGATCTGTTGTGATTATTATATCACGTTCATGTCTAAGCAAGTCACCGTTCCGTAGAAATCACTGCGAACCATCTTCTTGCCGTAGCGAGTCATCACACCCTTGCGAGGAGTGAAATCTTCAGGTGCGAAGATTGTTGGTGTCACGATGAGTGGCACGTATGGAGCGTAGACGTAGCCTGTCTCGAGGTAGCTGCCGCCCTTGTAGCCGACGAGGATCTTGTTACGAACGAAGTAAGGATCCTTGTAGACTGTGAAGCGGTTGCTGAGCGTACCGATCGCCTCTGCACCGATGGTGAATGGCGAACCAACCTGTCCTTCGCCGTCCATGGAGAACTTTGGCTTGTAGAGCACAGAAGCCTCGAGGATCGTTGCGACGTCTGGGCCGCAAACGAGGAAGTTTGCTGAACCGCGGAGAGTCTTACGATGGATGGTGTTGGCGACATCGATGATTGTCTCGATGAGCGTCTCGTACCACTCGCGGACCGTACCGGTGAAGGCTGGGCCGATGGAGAGGGACGATGCGAGGGTGACTGCGGCACCTGTGACCTTGTTGACGAACTTGCCTGGAGCACGCGACCAGTAGTAGTTGGCGCCGTTAGCTGCTGTCACGAGGTCGTTGAGAATCTCGCGGTCGATCTCAAGAGCAATTTGCTCAGAGAGGATCGAGGTGAGTTCGACCTCTGCGTCCATCGAGTGATAGGCGTTGAGGTCCTGTGCGAGTTCTGGTGACCAACGAGCGCGGAGCTTGCGGGTCTCAGCTGTGATCGCAATGGACTCGATCTTGATGTCGATCTCTGGGATTGCAGGAGCAGGTGTCGCGCCGAAGTCAGATTCAAAGGATGGAACCGTAACGGTTGCACCGGAACCTGAATCAACCGAAAGGCTGGAGGCGACAACACATGACAATGCACCGCTGCCTGCAGTTAACGAGGTCAAACCATTGGCACCCTTAAGAGTAAATTGAACGTAGTTTCCATTCAATGCATCTAGTGAGAATGACTGGGATGATGTACCACCGCCGGCTAATGTACCACGCTTGTTGAGGCGACGAAGATTGAGGACGCCTTCACCACCTTGATATGTTTCGCCCCATGCTGTTGCATTGGCGCCGAAACCGCTGAAGAGAGCAATTTGATCAACTGCAAGAAGATCGGCAGCAGGAATGACTGCTGTGATTGCTGAGGTTGGAACATAAACCAAGATTGCGTCGAGTTCGTTGTTTTGCAATGCTGTTTCAACTTGGCTATCGTAGTCCATGAAGCGAGCATTGGAGCCTGAGAACATTGAACTATTGCTGATAACAAGGCCATTTGCCCATGTATCACCATTGACGCCACCGTAAGAACCGGAGTAAACCGAGCCAGCGGCGAGGTTAAGTGCTTGCATTGAGCCAGTGACTCTTGAATAACCAGAACCAACTAAATCATACATACCACCTGCTGCAAGAGAGCCGCTACGGACGCCCTTACCTGCTGGGTTGTTATAAATTGATTGACCACGGGAATAAACTTCACCTGATTGACCTACAGGCTTACCTGCATCGCTGCCGTAGGTATAATCAAGATAGAAGATGAGTCCTGAAGGAAGGCTCATTGGTTGGATTGACACGAGCTCGTTGGCAACGAGGCCACCGAACACGCGGCGAACGATTGGGAATGCAATGTTGCTGAAGCCTTGGATCTGTCCGCTACCAGCGAGGCCACCACCACCTACTGAGAGAGCGTTGCTCTCCTTGAGGACTTGGGCAGCTTGGTTCTCGAGGAGTTGTGACATAACTTCACGCTTTTGACCGTCGAGGCCGCGGAGGAGACCTGTGCGGCTCCACTTTTCTGTCAAACGTGCACGCTCGGCACCGACATGTTTGTCCTTAATGCCTTGTGCTAAATGTTGTAGTGTAAACTGTTTCATGTGTTTCTCCTAAAAATACTGTTGTTAAAAACGAATCACTTAAGACCTGCGAGTTTTGCCCAACGATCTGCTTCATAGCCTTCGCTAAGGACAGTTGATGCTGGACGTGTTGCTTGTGATGAAGAACCAAGAACGCGCTGTGTTCCTTCAGAGAGAGATCTTGAAGAAGAACCAAGTGCCTTGACAAGGCTTTCATAAACAAGCTTAACTTCTCTTTCACTGTTGGCTTCATCGAGGCGCTCAATGATGTCTGCCTTTTGGCGCTTTGTGAGGGACTCGTTTTGAAGAAGCTTATTGCAATAGAGTAGTTTCGTGTTGAACAGATTCGTTTCCGCCAACTTCTTACGGAGTGTTGAGGTCTCTTCCGCCGACCTTGTTGCGGCACCATTACGGCGAACCGCTCTGCGGCTCTCTGCGAGAACCGATTGCAACTTGGCGGTGCGATGCACCGATTCGTTGAAAATATTAGCATAGTAAGCATAGGCTTCTTGCATCTTCTTGGCTTGCTTGGCTTGCTTCTGAGCCTCTTGCTTGGCCTTCTGAGCCTCTTGTTGCTTCTTTTGCTTCATCTTTTGTTGAGCCTCTTGCTGCTTTTTCTTAGCCTTTTGTTGGGCTTCCTTTTGTTGCTTCTTAGCAGCTTGTGCCTTCTTCTTGGCTTCGGTCTGGATGCGAGCCTCACGAGCTAGACGAACTCGGAAAGATTCCTCTTGGACTTCCTTCTTGTCCTTCTCGTCGTCGTCGGCTTCATCATATTGATGCATGCCTTCCTTCTTGTCATCATCAACTTCGGCCATTTCTTGTGGCTTTTGTTGCTTGCCTTGTTGTGGCTTTTGTTGCTTGCCTTGTTGTGGCTTCTTTTGTTGACCTTCAGGTTGACGCTTTTGCTCTTGGCTCTGTGCATACTGTGATGGGCCGCCTTTTTCATCCGCATCTTCGGCTTGGTCAACCAACTCTTCAAGTTCGTCCATTTCCATTGCCATCTCATCGACCTCCATTTCCATCTCATCGACCTCCATTGCCATCTCGTCAGCTGGTTCTTTGTCACCTTCCAAC